AAGCACCAAAGGTTTGGAAGATAGGACCTTATCTTATTGGGTATGCAGGATCAATGGACGGAGAAAGAATCCGTTATAACTTTAAGCCAACACCTCCAAATATTAAAGACACAGATAAATTTATGCAAACCAAATTTGTCAAAGAATTAAAAGAATTTTACAATGAGTTTTGGATTGATACATCAAAAGATGGCGATCTTGGATTAATAATTGCCGTTCGTGGAGAAATCTATGAACATAGTTCTGCAGACATGTCTTTATCTAAATACACACTACCATATCTTGCTATGGGTTCTGGCGCTGAATATGCATATGGAGTTCTATATGCAACAGATAAACAAAAAAATGCAAGAAATAGAGTTGTACAGGCAGTAAATGCTGCAATTAAATTTAACCCCTCCTGCATGGGGCCAGTTGACGTAGTAAGTCTTTAGTAGTATACTAAATATATGGAAGAATTTGACGACATATTAAAAAAAATTCAAGAAACTGAGTCAGACTTTAATGAGTTTGAGATTTGGCTTGAAAACGGCATTGAACGGGGATGGATAACAGAACCGTTCTGTAATACTCATGATGGTGATCCATACATGAGCGAAGAAGAAGAAGCAGAATGGGAAGCAGGGGGCGACCCATGTCAAGTAGTATTTAAAATAAAGGAGATATAAGTGAAAAAAGTAGTGGGGATTTTTACAGTTCTATTTGCAGTTGCATTTTTACCAGCGGTACATGCTGAAGAAAAGGTTGCAATTGCAATTATTGATACAGGTGTAGATACATCAAAAGTAAATGTATTTCATGAGGTATGCATCATGGAAGAAAAGCGTTGTCCAAATAAGCAGACCTTCATGGAAGGTCCTGGATCTGCAACACGTTCTGCAGTAAATGGTTTTGAGCATGGAACAAAAATGGTAAAGGTTGCACAAGCAATTAATCCAAATGTAAATATTGTTTTTATTCGTATTGTTCCAGCAGATAAAAATGATAAGAATCCTATGTTTGCTGCTGTAAATTCTAACAGTACTGTAAAGCAGGCTCTTGATTGGGTAGTTAAGAATAAGACAAAGTTTAATATTGTAGCAACATCTACATCTTTTTCTGAGTACTCTAAGTTTAAAAAGGGTGCTAACTATTGTCCAGTAAATGGTCCGTTACAAAACACAATTGTTTCTTTGCAAAAGGCTAATGTAGGAACATTCTTTAGTGCTGGTAATGACTATAAGGCCGATCAAATTGGATACCCAGCCTGTATTTCTGAATCAATTGCGGTAGGTGCTTCTAATGCTGACCATAGAGTTGAACTCTACAGCAACAGGGCTCCACAGATTGATTTCTTTGCTCTTGGTACATATGATATTTTAGGAGAAAGAATTATGGGAACCTCTCCATCTACCGCTGCACTTGCAGCACATTGGGCTAAAAATTATAAGGGAACATATCAGGGTACATATGACTATCTTAAGTCATTGTCAATCAACCTTGTGGTACCTGTAGCATAGTGATATAATAGGTAGTGCACCTGCCTTATGGGGGTGCACTAACTTATTCGCTTGAAAGGGGAATAAAATGGTAACAAAGTATGCTATGGATCTATTCAATGATCCTTTTTTTATTGGCTTCAACAGAGAGTTGAGCCGTTTAAACACAGCACATCAAACAAACTCACAGTCATACCCTCCATATGATCTTCTTAAACTAGATGAAGACACATATAGACTATCTCTTGCTATTGCAGGATTTACGAAGGATGACTTGAAAATATCTATAGACAATGGAACTCTTGTTATTAAGGGCGAAATTGTTGAAGTAATAGATGCGGAAGTAGTTCATAAGGGTATTGCTGGTCGTAAATTTGTACGATCATTTGCTCTTGGAGAATATATGGAAGTAACTGGGGCAGAAATGAAGGACGGTATGCTACATATTGATATAGACCGTGTTGTTCCTGAAGAAAAGAAGCCTAAAGAAATCGCTATTAAGGTTGCTAAAAAGTAGCCAATAAGATATAATAGATATAGACACCTGAGTATGTGTTTAAACTGCTCACTAATATTAGGAGATAAAAATGGCAATTAAGGGATCAGTAGAAGCAATCATTGAGATTGCAAAGAAAGAACTTGGAACCATTGAAGGTCCAAAGGATAACGAAACAAAGTATGGTGCATGGATTAAGGTTAACTTCCAGCCATGGTGCCAATCCTTTGTTTCTTGGTGTGCATTTACATCAGGCGTAAAGTCATTCCCTAAGTCTGCATCAACAGTTGCAGCAGCAGATTGGTTTAAGAAGGCTGAGCGTTGGTCAGATGCACGTAATGATGATCCACAAGCAGGAGACTGGATCTATTTTGATTTCCCAGATGATGGTGTAAATCGTATTTCACATGTTGGTCTTTGCATTAAGAACAATGGTGATGGAACAATTCAAGTTATTGAAGGAAATACTTCAGGAACTGCAAAGGGAGATCAAAGAAATGGCGGAATGTGCGTTGAGAAAACTCGTGGCTATGTCAAGAACAACAAGAAGAAGTTGCTCAATGCTGTAGTTGGTTGGGGTCGTCCAGTCTATGCTGGTGAAGAAAATGCTCCACTTCTAAATAAGATTAATACTGCTTCTGCAACTCCAGTAAAAACAACATCAGCAGATGCTGCAAAGAAGTCACAAAATATCAAAAAAACTTCTAATGGTTCAAAAGGATCTGCAGTTAAATAATGCCAAAGTATGATTACAAATGCACGGTGTGCTCCATGTCTATTGAATTTGAAAGAGGATTCGGTGAAGATAGAGAGCCATCGTGTTGTAACGAAATGATGCAAAGACAGTGGACGGGTTCTGTCGGTGTAATATTTAACGGTTCAGGCTTCTATTCAACAGACAACAAAAAGTAAGGGTATATACTATGAGTACAATGATTACAGAAGAGATCATATCAAAAGAGTGGGAACTAAGGCCAACGGATCGTTGTGATTCATGTGCCGCAGAAGCCCTTGTAAAAGTAACTGGACTAACTGGAGACCTAATATTTTGTGGTCATCATTACAATAAAATCATGGATAATCCTGAAGGATATAAGAAAATGATGGCCTTTGCCATAACAATAATTGATGAACGAGAAAAGTTGGCGGTATAAGAATGTATGAATATTATGTAAGAAAAGTAGAAAATGTAGTAGATGGAGATACCATTGATGTCCTAATTGACTTGGGATTTGATATTTTATTTCAATCAAGAGTAAGACTTGCTGGTATTGATACCCCTGAGTCTCGCACAAAAGATCTTGCTGAGAAGGCTCTTGGTCTTGAGTCTAAAGAATATCTAAAGAAGTATCTTAAAGATGCAAAGTCTGTTGTTATAAAAACTGAGAAGATGGACTCATCTGAGAAGTATGGTCGCATTTTGGGCTGGGTATATGTAAATGGAGATACAGAATCACTTAATGATAAGATGATTAATGATGGATATGCTTGGGGCTATATGGGAGACACAAAGGTTAAAGACTTTGAAGCACTTAAAAAGGCAAGAGCAAAGTCAGGTAAGTAATGTTACACGTTTTATATTTTACAGCAGATTGGTGTAATCCTTGTAAAAAAGTAAAGCCAGTTGTTGAGGAAATGAATAAAGATAGTGTAACTAAATTTCAAATGATTGATGTTGATTCAGAGATGGAACTTACTAAGAAGTTTGAGATCCGCTCTGTTCCAACGTTTATATTAATTAAAAACGGTACAGAAATTAAAAGAACTACTGGGGCACAAACAAGAGAGCAACTAGAGGCATTTATAAATTATGAAAAAAATATTCAAGATGATCTTCAACCCTGATGGTAAGAATATGATACCTGAAGAACAAGACTCTATAGACTATTTAATCTTAAATGGTGGTCTTGAGGTTGTTGGGTTAGACTCAGACAGTGGTGAGTTTCTTTATGCCTTTACTCCAAAAATCAAAGAACTTATGCCAGACCTACATGAACAACACATTAAAGATGTCAATCAAAATGTATTAAAACTTTGGGAAATGGGATTTTTAGAGATTGATTTTATGAAGCCTGATCCAGTTATTACTATTGGCAAAAAGGCTTTGGACAAAGCAGAGGTTTTAAGGCTGTCCAAGGATGATCAGTGGCATCTTAATGAGATTAAGAGACTTCTGAAAACAAGAGAAGTCTGATATAATCTAACTATGCCATATTCTATCGGAGAAAAGGGATCGTACGGTTGTTCTGGGTACCCTGCCATTAAAGACGGAACAAACGAAGTTATGGGTTGCCATACCACAAGAGCAGCAGCGGCTGCTCAGATTTATGCTATTAACATGTCTGAAGGCAACATAGATAAAGCCATGCAGCCTATTAAAGAAGGCGACTTTGTTATGGGCATGACATCCGAAGGAATGGTTCACGGAGTTGTTGAGCATATCATGAATGAAGGCGGTACTCTAGGAACACCTGGATCAGAGTATGCTCTTGAATCTATGCCACCAGAAAATCCAGCAATGTCTGTAAGAATTTATAAAGAAGATGATGGTAAATGGGAACCAACTGCATACAGTATTGGCATGATGTATAAAAATGCACAGGTTGTAGATATAAATAATCACAGCATGGAAGATGATGACGATGACGAAATGGATTCAGAAGTTGCTATGGCAATGTATGATTCATCAATTGGTAAAAGAGAAATGGCTAATGCTCCATATGAAGATTATGAGGGAGCGGACAACTGGGACAACGTTACAAAATCCTGCTGGGTTGGATACGAACAACAAGGAATGAAAGAAAAAGATGGACGAATGGTTCCTAATTGTGTTCCAGTTGGTAAAACATACAACATGGATGATGAAATTGAAAAAGCAAAATCAGTATCTGTCGGAGATCACGTTACTTTTGCTGTTCCAAAACCACCAGATAAAACAGAGTCTGCACATGGTGTTGTAGAAAGAATTGAAAGATCTGGAACGGTAAAACTTCCTGGAACTAATGAAAGTGTTGAAGCCTCTTCAGATAGTCCAGTAGCAGTTATTAGAGTTTATGCAACAAATGAGGGTGGAACAAGAACAAGAACTGATAGACGTGTTGTAAAACCTTTTAGTTCTTTAAGAATATCTTCTGAGCCAATTGATAATGAAAAAATGTATGATAGAGATGAAGAAATGGAAAAAGTTTCTTCAGCAAGACTACAAGAATTAGCAGATGCTTATAATAAAGGTAAAGAAGGCGATAATAGAATTACAGTAGGAGCCTTAAGACAGGTTTATAACCGTGGTATTGGGGCATACAGAACCAATCCATCTTCAGTTCGTGGTAGTGTATCTAGTGCGGAACAATGGGCTATGGGAAGAGTAAATGCTTTTATGGCAGGACTTCGTGGAAAATTTCCAAGAAAGCCTTTTGATTTAGATTTATTTCCAAAAGGACATTCAAGATCAACAAAGAAGTCTATTTTTGAAGGATTTGGACAAGAAATTAACGGTCCAGCAACGCTAACGGAGGTGTTTAAAATGGAAAAAAGAGAGTTCTCTGAGGAAAGTCGTGAAAGAATGGCAGGTGCTGGAACAGCAATGCCTGATGGATCGTTTCCAATTGGTAATCGTGCAGACCTAATGAATGCAATTAGAGCAGTTGGTCGTGCAAAAGATTATAACAAGGCTAAGATGCACATCATTGATCGTGCTCGTGCACTTAACGCAACAGACATGTTGCCTGAAGACTGGCGCAACAACGCAACAAAAGGCATGGGGCAGTGGAGTGGATCAATCTTTGATCTTAATCCATTTGTAAAGTAATGCCAAAGAGAAAAGCACAATCTTTTAATTCAACACAGATTAAAGATGGAATGATTGTTCGTATGAATAAAAACGGTACAATTAAATCTGTTCTTGGTCCATATGAAGTAAAACACCCAAAGAAGGATAAATAATGGCAGAGACATATTCACCTAATGCTGGAATGAAAGCCGCAGCAAGACGTGCTTTAAAGTGGAAAGAAGATGGCAAAGCAACTGGTGCGGGTACTCCCGTAGGTTGGGGTAGAGCAACAGATATTGTTAATGGTTCTGCTATGTCTCTTGATACAGTTAAAAGAATGTATTCATTTTTTTCTCGTCATGAAGTAGACAAAAAAGGAAAAGGTTTCTTTGATGGTCCAGAGTTTCCATCTAATGGAAGAATTATGTGGGATGCCTGGGGTGGAGACGCAGGGTTCTCATGGAGTCGTGCAATTGTAGAAAGAGAAAAAGCAAACAAAGCATGGGCAAATAGTCCATTCAGTTTTAGAAAGGGGTAGAGTATGGAAGACATGGGGATTGAAGAAGTTAAACAGTTGGTTAACTTTTATAGACAAAAAGCATCTGATCTGGAGTTTCAGTTATTGCAATCACAACTTAAGTTAAATAGATTAGTTATGATGCAATCTGCACCAGTTCCTGCTACAAAAATAACCAAAACAAAATCTGAATAATAGATAAAATGGAATATGTTTTAGCCATCGGCTTGACATTGGTCCTGTCTTGGTCTATAATTGAATTAAGCAGGTATAAGGCTTTAAAGAATTTGAGTAATGTCAAGTATAGACAGAGTGACATGCATCAAACTATTATAAATCTTATACCGCAAAAATTAAATAGCAAAAAAGAAATTGAGTCTCAATCAGTAAAACATGCTGCTAGCACAATGATAAAGATTATTGTTATAGACAGCAAGGCTTACTGGATAAAAGATAATATATTTTATTCTGCAGAAACAATAAGTGGTGACATAGTAGAACATACTACAGAGCCAGTAAATGTTTCAACTATGTCTAAGAAAGACATGGATAAGATGCTTTTTATATTAGATAACTTACGAAAAGGAAAAAACGATGATAGTAGTAGTACAGGGAACGAATGAGTTTAATGACTACAGCGTATTCATTCGTGCTATGGGTGTTGCGCTATCTGGCATGAAAGATGATGATCAAGAGTTTTCAATTTACTCTGTTGGTCCTGTAAAAATTAATGCCATGGTTTCTGAATTTTCAAATCTTTCAGAACGCGGAATGAAGGCAAGAGGAAAGAAAATTAAATACTATAAAGTTCCTGGCCAGTGGGTTGAAGAAAACATGGGGCATGTAAATTACTTTGCATTCTTGTGTAACCCAAAGCAAACACCATCAAAGTTGGTTGCTAAGGCTGAATTAGAAAATATCGAAGTTGGAATTTTTAGATACTAGGGGGAAAGTATGATTGTAACAAGTTTAGAAAAGATGGAAAAGATTGTAAAGGGTAACAACAATCTTTCTTGGATTGGATGGGATGTTGTAGATCTAAAGAGATCTGATTCCGCACGTACTGCCGTTAATGGTGTGAGAGTAAAGGGTCTTTGGTACATGCAAAGAGTTTATAAGGTCACTCGTAACGGATGGGATATTCCAAACAGATATAGGGGCTAAACATGAAACAACATCTATGGAAAGATGCTGCAGAATGTTTAGGTTCTGACACAAATATATTCTTTGATGAATATGAAGAAAAACCAGAAAGTAGAGCCTTTGTTGACTCACTTTGCAGAACGTGTCCAGTAGCAAAGACATGCTTTGCAGTTGGCGTATCTGGTAAAGAGTGGGGAGTTTGGGGCGGTATCTATCTAGAAGGTGGAGAAATCTCAAGAGAGTTTAGTAATCATAGATCAAAGCAAGAATGGTCTTTGACTTGGCAATCATTAACAATGGAGCAATAATATGTGGTCATGGGTATTAGCGGTAATAGGAGTAACAGGCATTTTCTTTGTTGGTCGTAAGACTATTTGGGGATGGCACATTCTTTTACTAAATGAAACTTTATGGATAACTTATGCAATAATGACTAAACAATATGGCTTCATATTCTCTGCATTGGCATATGCAGCGGTATATATTAAATCTTACATGCACTGGAAACAAGAAGCATAGTGTATACAGATGCAATGCGTAGGGCTTTTCATTCAGTTATACCACCAAAAGGATTTGGTGTAAATATAATTGATAATGAACATTTTTTAACTATTAAGTTAGATGAAAAGCATTTTGCTGGATTAGTTCATGATGATAAGATTCAAGCATTGCAGTATGTTGTAAAACTTAAGAATGCTCTTGAAATGGAAGGCGCTATTGTTTTAGTCACTAGAGAGGCAGTCAAGCAGTGACCATCTTTATATCAATTGCCAGTTATAGAGATCCAGAATTAGAAAGAACAATTCATTCTGCTCTGAATAATGCAGCAAATCCACAAGATTTGCATTTTGGTGTAATGCTTCAAGAGTTTGAAAGATTTGCTCCAGATTTATCTTGGGTTCCAAACCTTACGCTAAACACTATACATCCCAAGATGGCAAGAGGTGCAGGGTATGCAAGAGCACAAATCATTCCAATGTATTCTGGACAAGACTACTTTCTTCAAATTGATTCACATACAATATTTGAAAAGAATTGGGATCAAATCTGTATTGATCAATATAAAAAAGCACAAGAAATATCAAACAACAACAAGATAATTCTTTCTTACTTTCCTCCTCCATTTTATGTAGAGCCAGATAAAACTATTAGCATCATAAAGAACTCTAAAACACAACTGCCATATGCTACAAAGCAAAAGCCAATGCTTACAAAACGTGGCGAGTGGACTGCAGAAAGAGTTAAGTTAACAAATAAAAATCTTCCAGAGCAATCAACAACTATCTTAGCAGGCTTTGTATTTTCTAAGGGAGAACTTATACAAGAAGTTCCATATGATCCAGAGATTAGTTTCTTTGGTGAAGAACTGTGTTTTGCAATAAGGGCTTGGACTAGGGGCTGGGATATTTATTCCCCGTGTGTAACAATTGTATATCATTTTTATATGCGTGAAGGATATAGCAAGGTTTGGAAAGACAGGAACCTTAGAGAAATATCATGGAAAGAGTTAGAGGTTATTTCTAAGGAAAAGCAAAAGCGTGTTCTGTGCGGAATAGAGGGCGGTATATGGGGAGCAGGGTCTATTAGAACCATCACTGAATACGAACAACTAACAGGCTTAGATTTTAAAAAAATGTATAATGCTAGCAGTGATACAATAGTAGTAAGAGAAAAGGAATAGAATGAGAATAGCAGTTATAGTACTTAGTTTATTTTCAGTGTCATTTGCTATGGCATATTTTTCTGTACTAAAAAGGCTTGAGGTAATTACCAAGGCATTTGCACAGTTAGTTGTTCTTAACTCTACTATTCAAGAAGCATTTGAATCAAACATTCAGTCCCCAGTAAGCAAAGAAGATCAAGACATACATAAAGAAAACTTTATTAAGTTTCTTTCTGATTCTCGTGATTGGGCATTTGAGTATATTGAAGATGTGCAAACACAATTAGAGACTTTTGTTAGAGATATTGAACCAGAGATTATGTACTTTGATGAGTATGGACTTGTTGGAGATGCCTATCCACACTACCACTCAATGAAAAAAATATCTGCAGCCTATAAAGATTTAAAGAAGTTGCTTCCAGAGGAAGTCGATGATAGACGCTAGAGGCATCCCAACTTGTGAGTGCCCAAGTTGTGGTGGTACATTGTTTAGAGCCCTAGTTTCTTTTGATTCAAGCACATATATGGTAGGAATGTATCATCTAGATATACAATGCCACGACTGTGGTGCCCTTTGTACAGCACCAACACCTGTAGACCACCCTGAGAATCCAAGCCAAGATCATGGAATGAAAGAATGATTGTTCCAAAATTAAAAAAATTTGAAGACAGTATTAGATATGATTATGCAGTTTGTGAAATAGAAGAGTGCGTTGATGAAGCAAAAATACTTGCCATGACGGAAACAAGATACGTAGACTTCTGTGAAAAACATCACAGAGAATATATAGTGGGGAACAGATGAAAGATATTATATTATCAATAATAACAGGTTTTGGATGTGGCATTGTATTTGCTGCATTCAAATTGCCAGTTCCAGCACCGCCCGTTTTTGCGGGTGTTGCAGGTATCATAGGCCTATGGGCTGGCTACTACATACTAACGAAAGTTATATCCTAGGAGGAAAAATGAACGAACAAATTAAAGCAGTACTAGCATCATACGGACGATCAGTTCTTGGTGCAGCAACTGCAATGTACGCATCTGGTGTGACAGATCCAGAGACATTGGCTTACTCACTACTTGGTGCATTAGTGCCCGTAGTCTTGAGAGCAGTCAATCCATCAGACACGGCATTCGGACGTATGCCTGCCGAGTCAGACATTGAGGCAGCACTAAAGAGTGCTAAGGTTGTTAAGAAGGCTGCTAAGAAGAAGCCTGCTGACAAGAAGTAAGTTTATCTTACATAGAAGGGCGGGTCTTCGGACTCGCTTTTTTATTTCTCTAAAATATCTAGATACTTTTGTTT